ACAACGTCTGAGAAAATGATATTGATCCTTCTATCAGACAATGCTAATGATGAGACAGGTGAATGTTGGCCTTCTCAAAAATACCTTGCTGAAAGGGCGGGTATGTCAAGACAGAATGTTAACTTAATTATCAACAGGTTACGTGAAAAAGGACACATATCTTTTGAACACAGGAAAGGGGAGAAGGGCCAGACAAGTAACATTTATAAAATAAATACGGTGTCATCTCAGTTGACACCCCCTGTCAAGTCAGTTGACACGGAATCTGTAATAGAATCTTTACATATTGCTAACAACAGTATTTGGGATGTATGGGAGCAGTTGGCAGGCCCTAATTCAAGGGGTATCTTGGGGCAATTGATAAAGGCCAACGGAGAGAATGAGGTAGCCAAGGCGGTGGGGATTGTGCTGTTGAAAAGACCCGCTGATCCCAAGCAATACATCTACGGTATACTCAGAAACAACAAGCCCAGAAGAAAAGGATTCCAAGCATGAAAGACTATGCTGATTTTGGTATCAAGTTCACTGGCACTGGTGTTCAGATTGCAACCACTTGCCCCAAATGTAGCAAGGACAGGCGCAAGAAGAATGCCAAGTGTTTGTCTGTCAACACAGATGAGAAGATTTGGTTGTGCCATCACTGTGGTTGGAGTGGTAGCCTGTTATCGGGTACTGATGACAGCCTTGGTTTGCACTGGCGCAAGCCTGAGTTCAGAAAGCCAGAGCCTATACCCAAGAGCGATCTGCCAGAGGCTACGATTGAGTGGCTGAACAAGAGGGGCATATCGGAAGAGACAGCAATCGACTGTGGTATCGGCATGAAGAAGGTGTACATGCCTCAGTCTGAGGAAGAGAAGATGGCCCTCACGTTTCCCTACTACCGCAACGGTGATTTGGTTAACGTGAAGTATAGGTCAGGCTCCAAGGAGTTCAGGTCTGAGGTAAATGCGGAGCGCATACTGTATGGTCTTGACGATATAACAGATGAGGATGGTGTTGTTATCTTTGTCGAGGGAGAGATGGACAAACTATCTCTGTATGAGGCGGGGATGAAGCAGTGTGTCAGTGTGCCTGATGGTGCGCCATCCGTTGAGTCAAAGAACTACTCCTCTAAGTTTGAATTTCTCAACGAGTCACGCATCAACGGAGTGGAAAAGGGGAGAACGTACATCATAGCGGTAGACAACGATGCCCCCGGACAGAGACTGCAAGAGGAACTGGCGCGTAGGCTTGGCAAAGAGGTATGCAGTAGGGTGACATGGCCCGAAGACTGCAAGGATGCCAACGATGTACTGGTCAAGCATGGCAAGAAGGTGTTGGCTGAGTGCATCGAACATGCGGAGCCATACCCCATAGCGGGTACGTTCACAGCCAGTGATTTGTCTGACAAGTTGGGAGAGTTGTACGACAACGGATTAGAGAAGGGAACATCCACAGGGTGGGCATGTCTGGATAAGCACTACCTAGTCAGGCCGGGATGCTTCTCTGTTGTGACAGGCATACCATGCAGTGGCAAGTCCAACTGGATTGACTCCATGATGGTGAACATAGCCAAGAAGAATGGTTGGAGGTTCGCCATATTCTCTCCAGAGAATCAGCCATTGGAGGATCATATGTCCCGAATCATGGAGAAGTACATAGGCGCTCCGTTTAGGCAGGGATTCAACAGGCGCATGACCAAGGAAGAACTGAACTACGCCAAGGATTGGGTGAAGGAACACTTCCACTGGATACTGCCTGAGGATGATGCAGAGTGGACGCTTGAGAAGATACTGGATACAGCGAGGGGATTGGTCAGGAGGCATGGGATCAGGGGCTTGGTGATTGATCCGTGGAATGAGTTGGAGAGTGGGAGAGGTGGGTTTTCTGAGACAGAGTACATTGGCATGTGCTTGAAGAGGGCGAGACAGTTCGCCAGAAGGTACGGAATACACCTGTGGATCGTAGCCCACCCTGCCAAGATGTACCGTGACAAGGATGGAGGCTACCCAGTGCCTAGCCTGTGGGATATCTCAGGCTCCGCACACTGGAGGAACAAGTCAGATTCAGGGGTGGTGATATACCGTGACCTGTCAGACCCTGACTCCAAGTTGGTAGACATCCACATTCAGAAGCAGAGATTTAGACAGGACGGTGCTATGGGAATGGCATCACTTAGATATAACCCAATCGTAGGAGATTATTTTGAAACTAACTGATGATCAGGCAGAAGAAGTACGGATTGAGTTGAGGGAGAATGAGTTGGAAATTAAACAGATTGCTAAGATGTTTAAAGTATCTGTCCACACTGTTGCCTTAATAAACAGAGGGCTTAGACACTATGTTCCTAGATATAACTATCCTGTTCGTAAGATTAGTAACCAAAAAGATTTAAGGTACAAGGAGCCGGGGTATAGAAGTAAATTCTGGGATAATTACTACCCAGAATCACAATCAATTTTAGATGAGTAATGAGTGAGGGAGAGGAGATATTTCTTAGTCAGTGTGTAGCCTGTGGCCTCCCTGCCCCAGAGAGAGAGCATAAATTTCTGGAGCGGAGGAGGTTCAGGTTTGACTTTGCTTGGATCAACCTGATGTTAGGGGTTGAGATTGAGGGAGGGGTGTACTCTGGTGGTAGGCATACCAGAGGGGTGGGGTACAGTCGTGACCTAGAGAAGTACAACTTGGCGGCTATGCATGGGTGGACTGTGTATAGATTCACCACGCAGGATGTAAAGAGCGGTGTGGCTGTCGGGTTTATAACAATAATAATAAATAAAGAGGGATTGATTGATGGGTATAAGGATATCAGCGGAGGACTTATGCTCCCTGACTCCAACAACAGAACTAAACCAAAGACCAAGGGTAAGGTCTGAAGTCATATGCTACGTGTTGGCAGGGATATCGAAGGAAGCATCTAACTTTGTCAGGCTGAAGTACGCCAATGATGATAGCAACATGAGGCCAGTGGCCCATGAACTGGTGAGGCGTGTGAGGAAGAAAGCGCCCAAAATTTTGAGTGATGATGCGTTGTGGAAGTTGGCACTGATCGCAATACGAGAGGCGATATCAGACCATATGTGTGGCACGTGCAATGGGAAATCTTGGGTGAGTACGGGTATGAAGCAGATCGTGTGCTTCACATGCAAGGGGACAGGGAAGAGGAGCAAGAAGAGCAAGGACATAGCGGAGGATTTGGAGGTGTCGATTCAGTTTTACAACAAGTACTGCAAATATATTGTTGAAAGAAATATGTTGGGGATACTGTCTGCATACGAGGGGGAACTGCACAATGCCTTCAGAAAGAGGCTGTGAGAGGCCGTGTAATGGCGTGTATTGAACGATCTCTAGTGGACTGGTAGGGTGGTACTGGGTAGGGGATGTTGACCGTCACCGGCCTTACCCTGAGAGGGGGGGGTTGACACGTATGTTATAATATGTCTGTGGGAATATGGACAAAAAAAAGGGGGGCCGAAGCCCCCCTCAATGTTACATAAGTGAATCGAAGTATCTGAGTATTGCATCGTATACAGACTTAGGACATCTCTCTAAGTCCTCGACATCAACGCCGAGTTTCTCTGCTACGATGTACTCAAGGTCAGCAACGTAGTCTTGCTTGTCTACGTCAGATATGCCTTGGTAGGTATCAATCATCTTGAAACCTCCTCAAGAACATGTCACTGTGCTTAACCTTGTACTTTGATAAGGAACGAACTAGTACGTCTGTGTCGATGTTCATGTACCTGTTTAGCAGGTCAATGTACACTGACACAAACAACGTACCATGCGAGGGGCCTTCTGCAATATCTCTTGCAATGTGATGAGATATCTCATGCAGAATGATACCGCTCTTGCGACCCCAACCTAAAGGAAGTTCTATACGAGGTGGGTTGTACCTAGCCCACGCCCATACAGCATTTTTCCTGTAGGTCTGCACTGCCTTGACCTTAAGATTGTTTCGACGTTCAGCAAGAACCATGTCAACAAACTCTTGGACTTGGCTTAGTTCAGGGAGATCAAAGTTACGCTTGTTACTGCGTAAGCAATTGTACTCCCAATCGTACACCTTACTACGTTGAAAGTCTCTCATAACTGACTCCATTCAGAAAGATCAAACCATCTCAATTTATCTGGGGCTAACTCTAGGTATAGTCCCTGAGACTCCTTGGGTAGGTTTATCTTCCTGTGTGCAATCACCTTGCCGGACATGACCGCTCCGGTTCGGTTGCATTTGAGAGTTACTCTTGTTCCTTTCAATTACATACTCCTGTGTTTCTAATTTAGTTGCATCCTTTCCATACTTGCGTATGGATGTACGTGAAACCATGCGCCTCACACCTGATCTTTTGATTGGGTATGTGGGGCGTGGCTTCAATCTCTTATGGTTCATTCATTGGTTACTCCTAGTGTAGTCCACTTGTTACAATGTTAACATCACGATCCCAACATGCAAAGCAGTTTGACTCCTCGCATGATGAGAACCCCTTACCGTCTTCGACTGGGCATATATGACCAAGCGCCCTGTCTCTGTCGGTATGCACTAAGTGATGGGTGATCTGCTTACAATCATCGAACCCCTTCACTATGTCTCCATCAACCATGTAACCAGACATCTGGATTACTAGGTTATCTGGAACTATACCACCCTCGTCAAGGAACTGACGCACCGTGCGCTTCTCCTTGGTAACGAGCCAGTGCTGTATGTGCGGAGTACCATTACATACTTCAATGATATTCCGCAGATGTTGCACACTGTCGATGTCACCGCTGTCGAACCACCGGAACCTGTGCTTAACCTTGATAGAGATAAGCATGGTCATGGCTGTAACCCACATAGGATGATACAGTTTCTCGTATCGTTTCTGTTGGGCGTTCTTGACGTTGGGATAATTGTAGTTGCCTTTCATGGCATAGCACTCATGGCACACAGAGCCTTTGACTTCTCTCAGTTTGCTACCTACCTTGCAATGCTTGGCAGGTGTAGAGAAGGAACTCTCAGGCATCTTTGTAGTCTGTGACAGACCACCTGTGATCTCATTGAGTGCGCTAACTACTTGTTGTTTTGTTTGCATAAGATTCTCCGTTGTTAATAATTAACATATTAGATATCTGCCTCGCTCCTGATATCTTCAGCAGTTGAAATCAGATCATATAAACTGTGATTGATAGATTCAAGAGAGGACTTGTACTCCTCTATCCTATCCAGTGCATCACGAATGTCTGCGAAGTTATCAATGTCATCGAACATCAGGCACTTGCTAACCTCATCAGCGTGGTTGTCCCACTCCAACTGAGTCTCAATCTCGTGATTCTTGAGGTAACGACCAAGGGATTCCTCACTGATACCAAGTTGAGTGTGGCACTCTGATCCTGATGAAACAATCTTACCTTCAAGGTCAGCAACAGTCTTGATCTCGTTGGCTTCGATGAACTTGAACACAGCAATTAAAACACTAAGGATATTGTTATCCATTTTTTTCTCCGTTTAAAGTTGAGCAGTTCAGAAGCATACTCAGGCTATAGAAACTAACCGTTTACTTTTTGTTAGAAAGGTAAGGTATCATCTCACTCTCTGATAACTCCAGAGAGTTCTCTTTGTTAGACAACCAGAACACAGGCTCTAACTTAGTTTCCTTATCATCATTAGATACAGGCTCCAAAGTTATCTCGTTCAGTCTATACCAAGTGAGAACTCTCTCATGGTCATCAAAGAACTCATCGTCTACATAGACAGTGCCATGTCCTTCGATGTCCCAAGAGTCAGGCGAATAAGGATCGTATGATGGATGGGCCATTACTTGCTACCTCCGTATGACTCAGGCATCTGATCCTCGTTTGGATCAACGACATTCTTGGCTACGTTTGACCACATAATCCAACGTTCCAGTTGCCTCTTCAGGTCTTCCATAACGTAGTCATCAGAGATGACCAAGAGAGGAGGGCCGGGAGAATCGTTGTCGTAGATTGCTATGCCTTCGGAGGGCATGTCAGCAATGCGGGGTGCTACTACTAAGTCCATAGTTAATCTCCTATGTGTTGTGGTGTTGATTAGATAGTGATCTTATGATCAGCACTATACCAGACAATAACATCATCGTCTGTTTCCATCCAAGCCACAGCACCACAGGACAATGGCTTGTCAGGATTGTATACAAGTTCAACCTTACCGAGTGTCTCAACATAGAACGAACGGTAGTTTCTCTTGTAAGTTTTAACGGTGAATGGAGGACGTTCATCGTCCCAACTGGTTGCATGTTTCTTGTTCCATGCAATGTTGTGACGGTTAACGTGAATGCGTTTCTTCATTCTCATCTCCAATAGGAAACCACTTACCAAGTTTATTTTGGTATGTCTTGTAGTGGTAGACCACTTTGTGACCAGTATGAGGAAAGGATTTGAGTGACCAACACAGTCCGATACCATTGACAGCAGTAAGGCACTCTTTGATAAAAAAGTGAGCGCCTTCCAGACTATCGAAAGTTGCAGTTGTGTAGTCGCCTTCGGCATCTTGCGTAAGCATACCGAACTCTTTTCTTGCATCGTCGTTAACGATAATGATTGTTGTTGCTTCTGACATCAGTGTCTCCGTGTTAATAATTAACATTGGGGGGAGCGAACCCCCCCCCTCTGTTAGGTTGGTTACGCCGCTAGTGCGACTCGTTTCCACTCGCGTGGATTCAGATTGATGATGTTACCACCTAACTCCTGTAAATCTGTGGCTCTATCATAGTCTTCCGACTTGTGTGCAATGTTGGTGATGGCGTTGGCGAAACCCCAACGTGAGTAGTCACCGTCCTCAAGCAGTGAACGCTTGGCTTGCTTGACTTCGGACTCACTCAGGCTGAACTTCTTGCCCACACTTTCGATTGCATCTTCAGGCTCAATACTAGGATCAAGTTCATCCTGTGCTGATGCATTGAACTTAGCAACAGTAGCCTTGAACTTGTCTTCGTTTACACAATCCAACACATGATCCCGCAGTTGCTTGGTGAGCGTCTGCTTCATTGAGATTATTGTGTCAGATTGGTAGTCCAGTTCACCACGTGCATTGGCTGAACCAACGTGACGGCGACGAGTACCTGCTTCATCGACTGTCATACCGTTGAGACATGCAAGCCTGTAGATGAACTGCTTGACAATAATAGAGCCGTGTCCTGTCTCACTGTTACTGATGATGATCCCGCACTCTACGATGTCATTGACTTGCTTAGACCTAACCTGTAACTGCATGTTAGGAAAGACAATTTTCATGTAGAGTTTGTCATCAGTCAGACCAGTGGAGATGAACTTCAACTCCTGCTTGTCGGCTATCTGATGCAACACTGGCGCAACACCGTCCATGAGATCAACGTAGTCAAACGTCAGGAACGAGCGTGAGTGTGCGGAACGAAACACATTCTCAAAACTATCTCGTCCAGAACCATTGTCATACGTGCGGAACAAGCGATCCGTAGCCTTCTCGACAGGAGAGTGAAGCAACTGGTTGAAGTTGGTATCAACCAAATCATCCATACCTCTTGCTTGCAGTTTCTCTATGTACTGAGAAGGAATGCCAAGGTGCGTACCAAGTTGACGTCTGGCGTTGTTACTAAAGACACCATCATAGTTGGTGTTGCCGTCAGACAGCATGATATTAGCACCTCCGTTGAACACAGTTGCTTGAGTAGTAGGCGCAATGAAATCACGCTTACGCTCTGCATCTACACGGACACGTTGGGCCAGTTCTTCAATAGTGTACTCATTTTGCATAATAGTTTTACCTATGTAAAAGATTGCTGATGTTAATAATTAACAACAGGGTGCAACACTGCACCTCGATGCCCACCCAGAGGATGAGCATCAGGGTTAAGTGTCAGGCTACATAAGGATAGTGCCACCAGTCTTCAGGAAGGAAACTAACCTCCCAACCAGTGGACACCTCGTTGATGTCACACCACCTGAGATTGAGGCAGTATTCCTCTGCTTGATAATGGCGAGAGAATACAACACGAATCTTGAAAACTCCTTCAATATCTTTGCCACACCTGATTGATTGGAAGTTTTCTGGTTCATACTTAGAAAGTCCTTCAAAGGTCATAACAATCTCCTGTTAATAATTAACATCAAGACAACAGCACAACAGCAGTGATAAGAAGTGACAGGGTAGTCACAGTGAATAAAGCGCACCCGGCGATAAACAACAGCCAGTGTTTAGGGCCAAGTACACGGCGCAACTCCAACAGTCCGAACAGTTTCATTGGTTTCTCCTTGAGAATGTAGGTCTTACCAGAGTACTCCTCTGTGATGGTTACATCTTCGGGTTTTAATCCTCGACGTACATCAATGCGGAGGGCGCAGTCATCAGGATCATTCCAACGTGGCTCGCTGTGGTACACAGAGAACTGCCAACGGTCTGCACCGTTAAGGTCTGACAAACCATCTCTGTATGCGACCCATTCAACCTCTGCGTTACTCATGCTAAAGGCTTGTTGGAACTTAGGTTGAGAGGATAACATATCCCACATTTTAATACCTACTCTGGTGGGGATGTCATCATCATCGTCCTCAAGATCGTTCATCTTTGTGAACCAATAATGGTACTGCTCGTTAAGGTCTATAGGCATAATGTTGTTCCTCGTTTGTTAAAAATTAACAGTTAAGCAATCCAGATCGCATCCAAGATCAACTCATGGGGCGAACATGGGTACAGCACACAGGTTAGAGCCGATCCAGTCAGCATAATGATAGACGCAGATATGCAAACTGCGCTCAGTACAGCAACAGCAGTAGCCCAACGTGAGTTAGGCAATAAGTACCGAATGGTACGAAAGATTTCATAGTTCATTGTTTGTATCCTATGTTAAAAATTAACAGATGATGCAGGACGCATCGCAATAGGGGCCAGTACATGCGCCCCCATTAGGTTGAGTCCTAATCTTTTGGTCTAATCTCTTTCAACTTGCTGTAACGTGGTGCAGATGATGGCTCGCCCTCGCCAAGCCTGTAGCCCATATCACAAGCATTGTTCTTAGCCTTGTTAAGGTAGGTACGTGCTATTAACATCGCTGTCTCGGCCTCATCAATATCATCTTGAGATGGGTCAGAAAGGAGCCGATGCAGGGCTACCTCAAGGTATTGTGAAACATAGTCCAAATTGTCAAGTATGTTGTGCATAATGCAAACTCCGATTTGTTAATAATTAACAGCATGTAGTGCTAGTCAGCACTGTGATACGCCCCCCATGCAGGCGGGGCGCATACCACTGATGACTAACTGTACTTAGAGTTGAGCGCATCAATCAACTTGTCGCGCTCTTTCTTGGTCATCTTTTCCACTCTTTTAAGCATAGAATCGGCAGTAGGACGATTAACAGCACCGCCTTTACTCCCGCCCTTTGAAGGGACATGGGAGCCGACTCTGATCTTACCGGCTAGAATGCCCTCGATGTTGGATTCGATGATCTCAGTGTCAAACTCCCACTCGCCTGATTCCAACTTGTACAGTCCGGGCTGACCAGTAGGAAGACCATTGTCATAGCCATTCATAACAGACTGCCACGTTTGTACAAGAGTGCCACGCGAAACCTTGCCACCACCCTTTGCAACGTCCTTTTCGATAACGTCTGTCACTGCTTTCTGGATACCGCCCTGAGGGGTAAGGATAGACGCTACGTCCTTACGCTTCTCGAGCAGTACGCTAACAAGAATGCTAGACATACGCCTCTGCAAGGTTACGCAGGCATTTGAGAATTGACCGACTGATGTAATGTACTTCTTGGAATTGAATTGCATAGTAATGCTACTCCTAGTGTCCGACTTGCACACATATATTTAATTGCGCTTGTCGAGGGTTCAATGATTTACGCCGTGTTAATAATTAACAGACGCGAGGCAGGGCCGATACGCTCCAAACCCTGTACATATATTATATAAACGGCGCAGGGACCCCTAGCGAGAACCGCGAACAAACCGCCTTTTTGACGCACCGCTACCCGCCCCCGTACAACAGCAAAAAACACACACACCCACACACATCCTACTTTTAGGGTACTTTTTTGGGCAGGGACTATACTTTGGTGCTAAAAATTACGGGGTTGTATGGGACAGGGCTGTAAATTTTTGGGGTTTTGAAATTTTTGGGACATATCAGGGGGGTTGACAGGTATGATATAATATACTAAAAAGATTATTTGGAGATTAACATGGCTATTGGAGGACACCCTGACTTTGGAATAGGCGATTCAGCATTACAAGGTTCAGCAGGTACAGGAATGGAAAGTGCATTTGGTGGGGCCGCTATTGGAATTCCCGGTGGCGCACCTGCTGGGCAAAACGAAATGGCTTCTTTCTTAGATATGATGAGTCAACAGTACGGAACTGAGTCCGTTAAAAATTTTGTTGACAATTATCTTAATAGAAAATTAATAGATGCAGAGATTATAGCAAGGGGAGGCTTTATGCCCGGAGCGCCCGGAGGTAGAAGGGCTTTTGGTGGAATGCCTTCTAGTTCTGCACAGTCATTTGGAATACAGGATAACCCTGTTTTTGGAATGGAAAATTTTGAAGGACAAACTTCTATGGTAGATATGGGGGTTCCTTCCGGTGCAATGGCTAATCCCTCTCCTGCTCAACCAACACTTGAAATGGATGGAAGGCTAACTCCTGCTCAACTTGCTGAGTTAGATAAACTTATGCAAGTCACTGCTGACCCTAATGACTACAAAGAAGGGAATATTCCCCGAAGACCTTTTGCTCCGGGTGAAGGCGTCTAATGAACAATAAACCTAGCAATAATAATAAGTTTGTAAAACTTTGGACTCCGCAAATGAAGCGGAGAGTAGAGATTCTTTTCTACAATGGCGCTTCTATTGTAGAGGTATGCCGCGAGATCGGTATTGTAAAAAGGACATTCTACAACTGGATGGAAGCCTATCCAGATTTTAAGGAAGTTGTGGATCATGGAATGATTGCCGCTGAATCTTGGTGGATTGAGAAAGGCCGAGAGAACGTTGATAACCGTAAGTTTAATCACGCTCTCTGGCTACTGATGATGGTTAACCGATTCAAGTGGCATTCTGCTTATGCTAAGAAAGAAGAGAAAAAAGAGATCATTAACGAGCATAAGGTTGAAGTAAAAAATGCTGTAGACATAGATTCAATTTTACAGAAATCTATCCAATCCGGTATAGATCAAATAGAAAAGGAAAAGGTGCATTAAAATGCCAAGCGTAGGAAAAAAGAAATTCCCTTACACTGCAAAAGGTAAAAAAATGGCGATGGCTGAAGCCAAGAAAACTGGCAAGAAAATGAAGCCCATGAAAAAAATGAAGCCTAAAAGAGGGTACTAAAGTTGTTAGATGATGGCGATCCAAGTGTAAACGGCGCTAACCAAAACGGTTCTAACCAAGGTAGCAAAACAGGCGGCGGCAAAAAAGGTGAGGGTGATCCTGTTGCTCCGGGTGCTTCAAGTTCTTCAGGAAACTTAGGAGATGCAATTGGAGCGTTAGGTAACTTAATTGGAAAACAAGATGATCCTAGCAAAGGATTGTTAGGACTGCTTTCTGGTTTAGTTAATAAAGATACACCAGTATCTAAATCTATAACACGCGCCGAGCAAGAGCGAGCAATGGACGATGCATTTGCAATTGGCGCAAAAAGACCTGATCCGAATATAGCAAAACAAAATGCGTTTCACAATGCCTTTATTACTGAAGCAGAAAAAATTAGAACCAAACTAAAAGACCCAAAACTTTCTCTTGCTGAAAAAGCAAAACTAACAAAAAATTTAAGAAACATTACACGTTCTGATCAATACTCTAAAGCAATGGCAATAAACAATCCGGGGCTTCAGTTTGGAGCAAGATTGATGGGAAGCCTTGTTAGTCCAGTATTAGGGGTTGCTCAGTCTGTAGACAATGCTTTGACTAGCATGGGATTTGTAGACGATACAACTCCTCAAGATGTTATGAACATGGATCAACAAGATGTAGCAGGTTCTCCAGATTTGCCTATATTTAATGCAGAAGAACAAGAACAAAGTGTTAGTGTTTTAATGGGTGTTGTTAGAAAAAATCCTGAAATTTTTAAAACAATAAGCAAAGAAGAGTTAAAAAATTTACTTAGAAACCCGATAAAATTTTGGGAATTTTATAACAAGGCTAAAGAAGGTTAATAATTATTATGGCTTATAATCCTTATAATAGAGAACTTCTTTCTAGTTTTGGTTCCCAAATGAACAATATTTATGGGTTACCCACTACTGTTGCTCCCTTGCCTCAAACAACTGTTGCTCCAATGCTTCCTTCGCTTGAATACAGTTTTCCAGTGACTGGTAACATGCCTAATAGGCCTATTCACCCAGAAGTCGATGTTGCTCCGTTGCCGCAAGTACAACCATTGCCTCCTCAGGTATTTATTGATCCTCCTTCTAGTGTACCTATTAACTACAATCCTCCTGCTATGCCACATCCCCCACCAATAGTGCAAACTGTAGGAGGTACTCCACCACCTTTTGCTCCGCAAATGCCTAATAGAACTATTGACCCAGAAATTGTAGCAAGGGGAGGAGCGCCAACTAGAAGACCAAAACCGAATACAAGACCAACTCCTGTTGCTAATACAATGGCTCCTTCAACGCCTCGTCCTGTAAAACGACCATCGTACTCCGGTTTTTATCAACGTTAATTAAGAAAATAGATTAATTAATATGCTAGTGCATATAAATAAAAATGTTTTAAAAGATGACAAAAACGCTGAAGCGGCGCTTAAATTAGCAGAATGGGCAAGAACAGCAGACTATAATTCAGCAGTCAAAGCGTATGCTGATTGCCATCGTGACCCTAATATTGATGATTCTTTTATTCGCACTCTTGCTCAATGCGATAGATTTTATCTTGGTGTTTTTATTTGTAATCGCCACGACATGTTGCATCCTTGGATATACGAAAGATGCAGAGAAGTAGAATTTAAAAAAGATAATCATCTAGACTTATGGGCTAGGTTTCATTACAAGTCTACAATAATAACTTTTTTAGGATGTGTTCAAGAAATACTTTGTGATCCTGACATTACTATAGGAATACTTTCTTACTCTGCTAGGCAGGCAAAGCCTTTCCTTAGACAGATAATGCAGGAGTTTGAGTCTAACGAAAAGTTAAAAGAATTATTTCCAGATATTCTTTGGAGTAATCCTAAACACCAAGCACCTAAGTGGGCTGAAAACGAAGGTTTGTGTGTAAATCGTTTTGCTAATCCAAAAGAACAAACAGTAGAAGCGCATGGATTAGTTGACGGTCAACCTACAGGTAGGCACTTTTCTTTAATAGTCTACGATGATGTTGTGGTGCAGGAGTCTATTACTACTCCAGAACAAATTAAAAAGACAACTACACAATGGGAGTTGTCTTTGAACCTTGGGTCTACACATAATCCAAGATATCAATATGCGGGAACTAGGTACGCATACGGGGACACCTATGGGACAATACTACAAAGAGCCGCAGTCAAACCTAGAATACATCCCGCAACTTATAATGGTCAGATGGATGGAGAGCCTGTTTTTTTACAAAAAGAAAGATGGGAAGAAATTAAAAAAACAACGTCCACGTACACCGTAGCATGTCAACAACTTCTTAATCCTATTATTGGAAGTGATGTTTCTTTTAAACAAGAGTGGTGGACAGAATGGGAGATTAGACCATACACGTTAAACGTGTACATAATGGTTGATCCTGCTCACTCTAAGAAAAAAGAATCTAACAGAACAGCGTTTGCTGTAGTAGGAGTAGATGGAAACTTTAACAAGTATTTGTTAGATGGTGCTTGCCACAGAATGAGTCTTTCTGAAAAATGGCAAATGCTAAAAAGGTTAAGAGCCAAGTGGAAGAGAGCGCCGGGAGTAAGGGAAGTAAAGGTAGGATACGAAAGATACGGCGCTCAAAGTGACATTGAACACTTTAAAGCAATGATGTCTACTGATGGAAGTAACTTTCCTATATACGAGTTAAACTGGGTTGGAGGAGGAGGTTCTCAATCCAAAAGAGATAGGATACAAAGACTAGAGCCTGACTTAAAAGATGGTTCTTTGTTTTTTCCGTATCCTACTGATGAAAAAATGTTAACTTCGTACCAGAGAGATTTTAAAGATCGCAATCAATCTTTTCTTATATCAAAAAAAATAATTTGTATTGATGAAGAAAGAAAGACTTACGACTTAACTAAGTGGGTAAAAGATAATGAATACAACCTTTTTCCTACAATACATCCTGATTTTTTAGATGCTTTGTCTAGAATTTACGATATGGATGCAATGCCTCCTAGAAGCAATAACAGAGGAAGAAGTCTTGAGCCGCCAAGAGAGGCTAGATACTAATGCCTAGAAGAAGAATAGTTGGTAAAAGAAACTACCCTTTTAGAAGGGTTGCTTATCGAATGTCAAACGGAAGGGACTTTTACGAAAAACAACCACGTAAATTTCCCTATGGGGTTACCCCTTATTTTCAAAATTTTTATATCGCTGAAGGATACGTAGCAGATGGTTAAAATATTACTTTTATTTTTTACTTTTACTATTCCTGTTTTTGCTCAAGACAGTCTTTTTTTACAGCGTGGAACTTTTCCAATGCACTGCACCAGAGCAGAAAATGGAATGTTTGAGTTAGCAAAAATTGCGTCTGATAAATATGGTGAAATCCCCATGATTATTGCAGAAATGGGGCCGGGACTTTTAATCCTTACTTATAATTATGATGTTAATAACCCTTCTTGGAGTGTTATTATTACTAAACCGGGAGAGGCTTGTTTTTTTGCTAGTGGAACAACACTGCT